CGCGGGGCGTTCATCGTCGTGGTCTCCGTCGCGTGCGGGGGTTTGGTTCTTCCCGCTCGCGTGTGACACACATTGGCCGGCTGATGGGGAACAGGCAAGGCGTTCGGCCTGCATTTCTCGATGATTCTGCGACATGTGGGCAACTCTGCCGCCCATGTGGGCAACCGCGCGCGGGAGGTCCGCGATGACTCCCGAACACGCGCCTAGTCCCGAGCCTGCACAGGGAATGTCCCGGCTCAACCCCGCCGCGCTAGGGGTCGCGGATGCCGCCCGCGTGCTGACGCGGATCGGGGGGGTGGGCGGCAAGCCCGTCACCGAGGAGATGCTCCGCGCCGACATCGACGCGGGCGCGCCGACCAACGCCAACGGCACCATCAACCTCGTGCACTACGCCGCGTGGCTCGTGAAGGAGATGTCCGTGGGGGGTGCTGGTGGCGATTGACCCGCGCCAACTCAAGCCCGGTGAACTCGCGCGGTTGCTCAACAGCACGCCGCTGGGCGAGGTGATCAGCGAGCGGCAGCTGCACCGGCATCGCACGCGCGCAGGGTTCCGCGTCGCGGCCGACGGCGACGCGGGGAAGGTTGATCTCTTCCGCTACGTCGCTTGGCTGGTGACCACGCGGCACGAGGCGCTGGCGGAGGTTGCACGCACGCCCGAGGGGCTCACGGGCTACGAGGCGATGAAGGAGCGCGCGAGACTCCGCAACGCGATGCTCTCGCTCTCGGGGCGAGACATCGGCGACCTGCCACCCGTCGCGGACCCCGTGCGGCGCGCGCGGGCCGCGAAGGACTTCCGGTACTTCTGCGAGACGTACTTCGCGCAGACCTTCCACCTGAAGTGGTCCGACGACCACCTGAAGGTCATCGCCAAGATCGAGCAGGCGGTGCTCGAGGGCGGGCTGTTTGCGATGGCGATGCCGCGCGGCTCTGGCAAGACCAGCCTGTGCGAGGTCGCGTGCCTGTGGGCGCTGCTGTACGGGCACCGCGAGTTCGTGGCGCTCATCGGCTCGGACGAGGAGCACGCGGCTGGGATGCTCGAGTCGATCAAGGCGGAGCTGGAGAACAGCGAGATCCTCGGCGCGGACTTCCCGGAGGTCTGCCATCCGATCCGCTCGCTCGAGGGCATCCATCAGCGGGCTTCGGGCCAGCTCTACCAGGGCAAGCAGACGCACATCGGCTGGACGGCCCGCGAGATCGTGCTGCCCACCATGCCTGGCTCCAAGGCATCGGGATCGATCATCCGTGTCGCCGGGATCACGGGCCGCATCCGCGGCATGAAGCACAAGCGAGTCGATGGCGTCAGCGTCCGCCCCTCGCTCGTGCTGATCGACGACCCGCAGACCGACGAGAGCGCTCGGTCGCCATCGCAGTGCGCCAACCGCGAGCGGATCCTTGCCGGGGCGATCCTGGGCCTCGCTGGGCCGGGCCGGAAGATCGCCGGGCTCATGACGCTGACGGTGGTCCGCCCCGACGACCTGGCCGACCGCATCCTCGACCGCGACAAGCACCCGCAGTGGCAGGGCGAGCGAACGAAGATGGTGTACTCGTTCCCGACCGCCGATCGGCTGTGGGCGGAGTACGCCCGTCTTCGGGCCGAGGGTCTCAAGGCCGATCGTGGCGGAGCGGAGGCTACCGCGTTCTACATGGCGCACCGTGCGGACATGGACGCCGGCACGGTGATCGCTTGGCCGGAGCGCTTCAACCACGACGAACTGTCGGCGGTGCAGCACGCGATGAACCTGCGGCTGCAGAACGAGGCGGCGTTCTTCGCCGAGTACCAGAACGAGCCGCTCCCGGAGGTCGAGGTCGCGGACGACCTGCTCAGTGCCGACCAGATCGCGGCCAAGGTGAACGGCCACGCCCGCGGCCTGGTCCCGCTGGGGTGCTCGCACCTGACGATGTTCGTGGACGTGCAGGGCAAGGCCCTGTTCTACCTCGTGGCGGCGTGGGAGGATGACTTCACGGGGCACGTGATCGACTACGGCACGGAACCGGATCAGAAGCAGGCGTACTTCACGCTGCGGGACATCAAGCGGACCCTCGGGTCGGCGTCGGCCCGCGCCGGCGTCGAGGGGGCGATCTACGCGGGGCTCGAACGGCTCATCGACGCGACCGTCGCCCGCGAGTGGCGGCGCGACGACGGGGCGATGGTGCGGATCGACCGCTGCCTGATCGATGCCAACTGGGGATCGTCGACCGACGTCGTGTACCAGTTCTGCCGCCAGAGCCCGCACGCGAGCGTGCTGACGCCCAGCCACGGGCGGTACGTCGGCGCGAGCAGTCTGCCCTTCAGCGAGTACAAGCGCAAGCGTGGCGAGCGGGTGGGGCTGAACTGGCGAGTTCCTGTGGTGACCGGCAAGCGTGCTGTTCGGCACGTGCTGTTCGACACGAACTTCTGGAAGTCGTTCGTGCACGCGCGGCTCGCCGTGCCGATGGGCGACCCGGGCGGTCTGTCGCTCTTTGGTCACAAGCCGGAGCACCACCGGCTCCTGTCTGAGCACCTGACCAGCGAGTACCGCGTGCGGACCGAAGGCCGGGGCCGCACCGTGGACGAGTGGAAGCTCCGGGTCGAAGGGCTGGACAACCACTGGCTCGATGGGCTCGTCGGCTGCGCGGTCGCGGCGTCGATGGAGGGGGTGGTGTTGTTCGGGACGGACGCGAAGGCTGTTGCTCGACCCCGGCTCAAGCTGTCGCAGTTGCGAGGAGCGAAGCGATGAGCGAGCCCAAGCCAAAGCCGCGAGCGGGCCCGATCCAGGCCAAGGGGCTGGCCTGCCCGAAGTGCGGGTGTCGTCACTTCGAGGTTCTCTACACCCGGGCGGCAGTTGGCGGCGTCATCCGCCGCCGTCGCGCGTGCCGGCACTGCGGTCGGCGTGTCACGACGACCGAGCGCCTCGGGGCCTGATGAGGCGATCAGGTTCTACCGGTGGAACGAAGTGGCACATTGTGGATGCAGGATTCGGGATTGCGGCGTGCGACGGGTTAGGTGCTCTATGGAGGCACAGTGCCCATGCCCGATCCCTCGCCCACTTCCGATCTTGAGCAGGCCATCCGCGAGAACGCCTCGCAGCCTGCGAAGGCGTCGGTGGACGGCCAGTCCGTCGAGCAGCACCCGCTGAAGGACCAGATCGAGGCCGACCGCTACCTCGCGTCCAAGGACGCCGCGAGGAAGCCCGGCCTCGGCATCAAGTTCGCCAAGATCGTCCCCCCCGGCTCCGTCTGACCCACTCATGCTGAAAGCCATCGCCAACATCATGAGCCGGGTCGGTCGCGGAGTGTCTGCCGACTCTCCCTCCCCGGCGTCGTCGCGTGCACCGCACGGAAGCGGTCCACGCGGCGGCCGTCGATTGGTCGTCGCCAAGTTCGACTCGGCGCAGACGACCGCCGACAACCGCAAGCACTGGGCGAACGCCGACGGCCTCTCGCCTAACGCCGCGATCAACCCCGAGGTGCGTCGAGTTCTTCGCAACCGGGCCCGCTATGAGGTTGCCAACAACTCCTACGCCAAGGGCATCGTCCTCACGCTCGCGAACGACACCATCGGCACCGGTCCCCGTCTGCAGATGCTGACCGGCGACGCTGAGGCCAACGCCCGCATCGAGGACGCGTTCGAGCAGTGGTCACGGGCGGTCGACCTGCCCGGCAAACTCCGCACCATGCGGATGGCCCGCGCTGAAACCGGCGAGGCGTTCGCGCTGCTGGTGAACAACCCGGGCGTGGCGTCGCAAGTGTCGCTGGACGTGAAGCTGATCGAGGCGGATCAGGTCTGCTCGCCGCTCATGCGCCGTGGCCGGAGTGACGAGATCGACGGCATCCTCCTCGACCAGTGGGGCAACCCCTCGGCGTACCGCGTCCTCAAGCGGCATCCCGGTGACAGCACAGCGCTCCGCACTCCCATCGACGACCTGCTCGCGTACGACACGCTCCCCGCCGCTTCGGTCGTGCACTACTACCGGGCCGATCGGCCGGGCCAACTGCGTGGCATCCCCGACATCACGCCGGCGCTCCCGCTCTTTGCGCAGCTCCGCCGGTACACGCTGGCGACCATTGCGGCCGCCGAGACCGCCGCCAACTTCGCCGCCGTCATCTACACCGACGCCCCGGCCAACGGCGAGGCCGATCCGCTCGAGCCGATGGACGAGGTTGAGCTTGAGCAGCGTCTGGCGACCGTGCTCCCCGGCGGCTGGAAGCTCGGGCAGGTCCACGCCGAGCAGCCGACCACGACGTTCGGCGAGTTCAAGCGCGAGATCCTCAACGAGATCGCCCGCTGCCTGAACATGCCGTTCAACGTCGCGGCGGGGAACTCGTCCGGTTACAACTACGCCAGCGGCCGCCTGGACCACCAGGTGTACTTCAAGAGCATCCGCGTCGAGCAGCACCAGCTGCAGCTCGCCGTGCTCGACCGCATCCTCAAAGCCTGGCTCAACGAGGCGGTGCTGGTCGAGGGGCTGCTCCCGCAGTCGCTCCGCACGATCGCCCGCGCACTCCCGGAGCACGCGTGGTTCTGGGATGGCGTCGAGCACGTCGATCCCGCGAAGGAAGCGACGGCACAGGCCACTCGCCTGGCCAACCACACGACCACGCTCGCGGTTGAGTTCGCCCGCCAGGGGCGCGACTGGGAGCAGGAGCTCCGCCAGCGGGCCAAGGAACTCGCGCTCATGAACGTGTTGGGCCTCGTGCCCGCCGCCGCGTCACCGGCGGGAAGTACGCCCGCCAATCCCGCAGCGCCAGCCGACGACACCGATCCCGCAGACCCCGTGGACGAGGAGACCGCCAGTGCCAGTGCCGACTGACTCCATCAAGATCCTGCCCGCGCTCATGCTCACCGCGACGGCCGACATCACCTTCGCCGCTGCGGCGGACGGACAAAGTGCGCCGCTGCCCCGGTTCAAGATGGTCGCGTACAGCGGCGGCGCGATGCGCGTCGGGGGCTGGCGGCACCCCGTGGTGATCGACCTCGCTGGCCTGGGTGTCCCGTCGCAGGCCCGCCCGATCCGCTTTGGGCACGACCCGCTCTCGGGCGTCGGCCACACCGATGCGATCCGCGTCGAGGCCGGGCAGCTCGTCGCCACCGGCGTGATCTCACGCGATACGCCCGCCGCCAAGGAGGTCGTGGCTTCCAGCCGGAACGGGTTCCCCTGGCAGGCCTCCGTCGGCGCGAGCGTCGAGGAGTTCGAGTTCATCAAGGACAACCAGAAGGCGACGGTCAACGGCCAGGAGATCACCGGCCCCGTGAACGTCGTTCGCAAGGCCACTCTCGGCGAGATCAGTTTCGTGGATCTCGGCGCAGACGGCCGCACCAGCGCGAGCATCGCCGCGCGTCTTCACAAGGAGCCCAGCGTCATGGCCGACGATTCCAATCCGACCTCCACTCCCACCGCGACCCCTCCCGTCACCGGCACCGAGCAGACCCCCGAGCAGGTCCGCGCCGCGGCGCTGGCCGAGACGGCCCGCATCGACGCGATCCGCAAAGTGTGCGGTGGCAAGTACAGCAGCATCGAGGCCCAGGCCATCCGCGACAACTGGGACGCGACCCGCACCGAGCTCGAAGTACTCCGTGCCAGCCGACCCAAGGTCCCAGGCATCCATGTGATCGACACGAACGTGACCAGCGAGGTGCTGGAGGCAGCGTGCTTCCAGAGCGCCAAGCTCGAAGGCATCGAGAAGGTCTGCTCGGAGCAGGCGATGGACGTCGCGGCCAAGCGGTTCAATGGCGGCCTGGGCTTGCAGGAGCTGCTCTTCGAGGCCGCCATCGCCAACGGCTACACGGGCCGCACGTTCCGCGACAGCCGCCGCGTGCTCGAAGCCGCCTTCGGCCGGGGCATCGAGGCGGGCATGACCACCATCGACGTGGGCGGCATCCTTTCCAACGTCGCCAACAAGTTTCTGCTCGAGGGATTCTTCTCGGTCGAGCGCGTGTGGCGGAACATCTGCGCCGTCCGCAACGTGAACGACTTCAAGACGGTCACGAGCTACCGCCTCATCGGCAAGGACCAGTACGAGGAGATCGGCGCGGGCGGCGAGATCAAGCACGGCACGCTCGGCGAAGAGACCTACACCAACAAGGCCAGCACCTACGCCCTGATGCTGTCGATCGACCGCCGCGACATCATCAACGATGACCTCGGCGCGATCACCACAGTCCCCCGCAAGCTCGGCCGGGGCTCGGGCCTGAAGATCAACGACGTCTTCTGGACGGCGTTCCTGAACAACGCGGCGTTCTTCAGCGCCGGCAACAAGAACTTCGTCACGGGCGCGGACAGCGCGCTGGGCATCGACGGACTGACCAAGGTCGAGCAGGCGTTCATGGACCTGGTGGACTCCGACGGCAAGCCCACCGGCGTGATGCCGTCGATCATGCTGGTGCCAACGGCACTCTCGGCGATGGGCACGCAGCTCTACAAGAGCGTCGAGCTCCGAGATACGACGGCGAACACCAAGTTCCCGATTGCCAACCCGCACCAGGGCAAGTTCCGCATCGAGGTCAGCCGCTACCTGGCCAACGCGATCTACACCGGCAACTCGGCCAAGGCGTGGTACCTGCTCGCAGATCCCAATGACCTGCCGGTGATCGAGGTCGCGTTCCTCGATGGCAAGGAAGCCCCGACGGTCGAGAGCTCGGAAGCCGACTTCAACATGCTCGGCATCCGGATGCGTGGGTACCACGACTTCGGCGTCAACCTGCAAGATCCGCGCGGCGGCGTCAAGAGCAAGGGCGAGGTGTAAGCCATGCCCGGGCAGGTCAGCACAGGCGCTGGGGGGCTCGGCGAAGAGCTCCCCGGCGACCTCCAGAGCGGCATCGATCAGCAATCGGGCATCGACACCGATGGCCCACCAAGAGATGGAGGCTCAGGCATGGCTTCAGGACCAGCAAAGTTCGTTCAGGAAGGCGGCTCGATCGACTACACCCCCGGCGCGGACGTGCTCGTGGGCGCGGTGGTCGTGCAGGCCGATCTCATCGGCGTCGCGCAGACACCGATCAAGGCGGGCCAGTTGGGATCGATCGCCGTTACCGGCGTCTTCGACTTCAACAAGGCGGTGGGCGCGGGCAGCGCCATCCCCGCGGGCACGCTCACGTACTGGGATGCGGCCGCCCAGAACGCCACCAAGAACGCGGCTGCGGGCGCGAACAAGCTGATCGGCAAGGCGGTGAAGGCCACCGTCGATGCCGACACCATCGTTCGCGTGCGTCTGCAGCAGTAGTCCTCCGAGGAGTCACCTGTGGGCGACCTGCTCGATCGCGGTGCTGCGTTCCTGGACGCCCAGCGTCATCAGCACGTCTCGCGCCCGGTCCTCTACCGGCGTGGCACGGACGAGAAGGAAGTCCAGGCCACCATCGGCAAGACCGAGTTCGAGCAGGCCGACGACGCCGGGCTGATCCACCGGGTGGAGTCGCGGGACTTCCTGGTGCGGACGGGGGACCTGGACCTGGGCGCTGGCCCGATCCTCCCTCGGGCGGGCGATCAGGTGCGAGAGACGGTCGGGTTGAGCGTGTTCGTGTACGAGGTCAATGCGCCCGGAGGACAGCCGCCGTTTCGGTACAGCGACCCGTACCGCAGGGTTCTTCGGATTCACACCAAGTACATCGCAACGGAGTGACGATGGCAGAAGGCAACGGACAGAACGGCAGTGCTCGGTGGGCCGGCGTGGTCGTCACCGTCGTGCTCGCGGCGGGCGCGATGACCATCCAGTGGGGCGTGGTGACCACCAAGCTCCAGCAGGTGGAGAAGCGGCTCGACGAGTTCATCGGCGAGGCCCGCAGCATCCGCGCTCAGTACGCCGAGATGGAACGCAAGATCTGGTTCCTCGAGGGCAAGCTCTCCGGGCTGA